ACATAGGTGATTACCTTATTGATGATAGGACTGCAAACGGTGCAGGAGAGTTCCAAGGTGAACATATACATTTTGGAAAAGGAGAGTTCCCTGATTGGGAAAGCGTTCTAACTTACTTGGAGGCGTGATGGAAACAGAATCATTATCAAAACGTGCATCAAGAATGATGAAAAGTAGATCTGCACGTATAAAACGTAGTATAGTAAAAAAGATTCGTGAAACTCGAATTATGAATAAGTGGGCAAAACGAAGAAGAAAAAGAAAAAATAATACTTGACATAGTCTTTACTTTATGATATACTACATAGAAGTGATGAGGGATTTTCCGAATCACATTAACTATTTTCCAAAGGAGATTTTTTTTAATGGAAAACATAACACGCAATAGTTACCTCGTGGATATTTCAAAGGGTAACGGCATTGATGAATTTACCAATGAACATTTGGAACTTCACAAGTCTATCCACAACCCCACAAACTATCCTGAATATTACACTGATTTAATGCCTTATGGTCTTGATTACGTTGATACCGAACTAGTGGATGCCACTGAAATTGATTCGATTCTAGACGCATTTCTTCAGCAAAAGTATCGCAAGGGACAAAACCCCAAGTATAACCAAATCAAGAATTCAATGTCAAAGGGATTTGACTTACGTGAGAAACCACTGCAAGTGATCATCTGTGATGATGGAACTATACAGATTCTTTTCAATGGAAATACTACTCACAACATTCTTAGTAAGTATAGTGATGTAAAGAATCGTCTTGTTGCTTTTTATAAGAAGAATCGTTTTTTCTCAGAAGGAAACTTATTACTTATTGGTGGCAATCAAAACGCACTTGAGAATCCAAGTGGTTCTGTTACATGGGAAGATGTTAAACAGATTATTGATGGTTACCTTTTAACCAAGGAGTTAGTTCTAAAGGAAAATCCTAGCAAGGAAGACATTGATTTATTTGTCACTCGTATTAAGAAGAAAATTACTTTTTCTTCGAACAATACTATTTCAGTAGATACTGCTATTGTCAATGCGTTCGTCATCGGTAAGGTTGAAGATGCAACTGGAGTTCACTCTATTAAGAGTGTTAGGTCTCCTAGTGATGTATTAGAATATTTACAAGAGGAACAGGGATTTCGTGATACTCAATTTCATAAGTATCACGCTGCAGCTGCTCTTGCAATGAAGTTGTTTCCATCTTGGAAGACTAAGAACAAGGAATTGAGGAATGCTTATGAATCTAATGCTTCAAACGTAAAACCTGAGAATATTACGGTTGACACAGTAATTCACATGGGATCACCTGATCCTTCAAACCCTGTCGGCGATTTCTGGAATAGGTACTATGATTTTTATAGCGAATTTTGTGAGTTAGAAAATTTTCAGTTGAACTCTTATGCTAACTCTGCAACAAAAACAAATAGGTATAACATTATTGGTTTCTTTCAACAGGTAAAGGAACTCGAAAATGTTTTTCCATTTGGTTCTATTGTGACACCTGATGATTTTCTAGAAGAATATAATAAGCGTCATAATAAAGAAGTAGCATAAAATAATTTAAATAAATTAAAAAAGGGGGTTGACACGCTCCCTTTTTTATGTTATAGTTATTATGTTATAAATTAAAGAGGAGATATAACATGGCACATATGGTCGAAACAATGGCATACGCAGGAGAGGTTCCATGGCATGGACTCGGAGTTCCTGTATCCAATGACCTATCACCAAATCAAATGATGGAAAAGGCAGGAGTTGACTGGACGGTTGCGGAAGTCGAATCCTTTATCGAATTCAATGGACAACAAGTACCGACAGGTCAGAAGTCTCTAGTGCGTACAACTGATGGTAAGATCCTTACCAATGTTGGTAAAGGTTGGAACCCTTGTCAGAACTCAGATGCGTTTGACTTCTTCCATGAGTACGTAATGGCAGGTGACATGGAAATGCACACTGCAGGTTCACTACAAGATGGTCAGATTGTCTGGGCACTTGCAAAGGTGAAAGACTCTTTCGAACTGTTCAAAGGTGACACAGTCGAGTCATACTTACTTTTCTCAAACCCACACAAGTATGGGAAATCAATCAACGTGATGTTCACACCTATTCGTGTTGTCTGCAATAACACATTGACTTTTGCGGTTGACAATGGTTCGGATCGTCAGGTTAAGATCGGTCACCGAGGTGTCTTCAACCCAGAGATCGTGAAAGAACAGTTAGGTATTGCAACTGAGAAGATGGCAAAATACAAAGAGATCGCCGCATTCCTTGGTTCCAAACGTTACACTAACGAGTCATACATTGACTACATCAATACAGTTTTCCCACGTTCTTCTGACAAACGAGTCAAAGAAGGTATGACAACTGCAGAGTCATTGTCACGTAACGCAAAACTTGCTCTTGATGTGTTGGACACACAGCCTGGTGCAAACTATGCGGAAGGTTCGTGGTGGCAAGCATTCAACTCCATCACTTATATCACAGATCACGTACAAGGTCACAACCAAGAGAACCGTCTTGCAAACAGTTGGTTCGGTTACAACCAAAGTAAGAAACGTGATGCGTTGCAGACTGCAATCAAATTTGCGGAGGTTGCGTAGTGTACGGAATAAAGTCAACGGACAGAGTTATGCGCTCTGTCCAACGCGACTCCAAGGCGATTGCTTTGGGGTTGCCTCGCGTAGAGTCTGAGATTAGACATCTTGAAGGTGTGAAACGTAGAGTTCGATCAGTCAAACAAAGACTAGAACGATTGTATGTCGCACGTAGACATTTGATAGAGTCACCCGAAGAGTCTGCATCATTAGTAGATCAATTGAAAGCAATACAGAATGAAAAAGCATGACATAAACCAACTCGCTGCTTGGGCACGTGATTGGGGTTTAGATGGTTACGAACAGTACGATCCTAAGAACAGAGAAAAGACAAAGATACAGGGTCTCAAGCGAATGCGACAGAAAGAAGAAAAAGATAAAAGATACAAAGAACGCACTTAACGGTGCGTTTTTTTATTTACAAAGTATTATAAATAGTGTTATAATTATTTTTAATAAGGAAAAAAGATGATTACGTTTGATTTTTTAAGAGAGGGTGCACTTTCTCTACCAGAGATACAAAAGTATGACTGGAGAATAAAGTTGTTTCTAAAAAAATATCAGAGTGGAGAATCGTTTGAAACTAATGACGGTTCTAACGTAGTCATTGAAAAGAATCCTGAAGTAGAAAAAGCAATCAAGTCTGGTAAACAAGAACGCGGTTTTAAATTTAAAACAAAAGATGGAAAAGAGATTGGATTTAATAATCTAAAAAAGACAGTAGAGTTTGGTGGTGGAACATCTGGTTCTGGTGGTGGAGCAAAACAAACTGCCGCGGCCGAGTCTGCCCAATGTGTATATGCTCAGTGCATATGGGATAATCCAAATACACTATGGACACAGGAAGAATTAAAGGCGGCACATTCTAAAGTAAACGTTGATACATCCTTCGAAGACATAATGTCATTACCAGAGGAGTGGAGAGTGTCATCAATCCTTGGTGCCGAGATATTAAAGAGAGCACTTGGTAGAAAGAAGTACAAGTGGTATCGAGGAGAAGGTCTGCAAAAGTATATGGAGAAACGATTCAAAGAATTGAACAATGCTTCTGGAAGACCTTTTAATGATGTAAACAAATGGTCACCTGCAGACATCTGGGTCGAGGCAGTTGATTCCGAGAAGTATGATTGGGAAAGTGCCGAGTCGATAACATCACTGAACAACATGTTACTACAAGCATATGCAAATCGTGACGTGATGGGTATATCCCTCAAAAAAATTACTGGTAAGAAAGCAAAGGTTGTACAAGTAAACTATAAGAAACCTTTCAAGGAACCAAAGTTTAAGAGTCTATCTTTTGGTAAAAGAGATTACTGGAAAGCAAAAGATGGTTACATTATGTTTCAGGAAGGAGAGATCCAGTTCAGGACTTTTCCCACCTTTCAAGCAGAGATTATAGGGAAGGCGGCAAAACACGGAAAAGTTTCTGGTGGTCAAGGTGCTTCTTCTCCTATGGGTAAAGTGATGAAACTTGCAGGAGCAAAACCATTGGAAGACCAAAAGCAACTGGTACAGATGTTCCGTAAAAATAAAGATGTGTTTATGAAGAAGTGGTATGAGGAATATAAAAAATCTCCAAATGCAAAGTTAACCTTTGATAGGTTTGCACAACTTGCTAAGAATAAAGATGACAACTGGGCAGTGTCTAAATATTTGGTTACTAGTATATTCAATAATATAAAAGGTAAAGAACAAAGGTTACTTACTCTTATGTTTAGATTTGCCTCATCACAATCTGCAAACTCTGCAGTACATCTAAAGGTAAAATAATGCAGTTTACAGATTTCATAACAGAACAAAAGAACACACACATGACTCACATTGAGGACAAAGTTCTTTATGGTGGAGTCAAGGGTACTCGTGACGCAATACTCGCCTTACGATCTTTGAGAGATATGTTGGGGGGAGAACATGATGGTAAAGTATCTGTTAAGTGGGATGGTGCTCCTGCTATTTTCTGCGGCACAGATCCACGAGACGGAGAGTTCTTTGTCGCAAAGAAAGGAATCTTTGCAAAGTCTCCAAAGGTCTACAAATCAAATGCAGACATTGATGCCGATACCAGTGGAGACCTTAATACTAAATTAAAGTTGGCATTAAAACATTTACCTGAGTTAGGAATCAAGGGTATCATTCAAGGAGATTTTCTATACTCCAAGAGTGATGTAAAGACTCAAAAGATTAAAGGAAAGAATTACGTTACCTTTCATCCAAACACTATTGTGTATGCTATACCTAAAGAGTCAGAAGCATCAGATGCTATCATGAAGAGTAAAATTGGAATTGTTTGGCATACGACTTATACTGGTAGAAGTTTCGAAACTCTGAAAGCATCATATGGTGTTGACGTTTCAAAATTTAGTTCATCCAGAAACGTATGGAGTCAGGATGCGACACTCAGGGATCTAACTAAACTCACCATGAGTAGGAAGGATACAGATGAAGTTACAGGTTATCTATCAACCGCCGGTCAAATTTTTAACCAAATTAGTGGGACTACTCTTAGGACTCTTGAAAAAGATCCTGAGTTGGCTCAACTCATTGAGCAATTTAATAACACGTATGTTAGGAAAGGTCAAATCATTCAGAATACCAAGACCCACACTAACCGTCTCATTTCTTGGATTAAACAAAAATTCCAAAAAGAAGCAGACAAAAGGAAAACGGAAAAAGGGAAATCCACGCAAATAAAGAAACTCAATGAGATCTTAAAATTCTTTTCACCAGAGAACCGACAATCTCTGGTGAAGATGTTTGATCTACAAAAGGTCATAGTTCTTGCGAAGATGAAACTTATAAATACTTTAAATAAACTCTCAAACGTGAACACATTTCTTAAAACAAAAAGAGGTTATCGTGTTACAGGTCAGGAGGGTTATGTCGCTATAGACAAACTTGGTGGTGATGCAGTGAAAATTGTTGACCGAATGGAATTCTCATTCGCCAACTTTTCACCGAATATATTAAAGGGATGGGATAAGCCGGGAAGGAATTAAAATGGCAAAACTGTTGCGATTTAGAGATATGATTAATTCAGAACCTGCTCCAGGCGAGGATGAATTAATTAACTATAGAAAATCCAAAAAGAAAAGAACCTATTCTGGCAACGAAGACGTTGAACCAGTGGATGAGAAGTCTCCTCCAAAACCAAAGAAACCAAAACTTAGTGATCAAATGCGAAAAGTTAAGGCGGCACTCGCATTCAGGAAGAACAAAGCAAAGATTGCAAGAGGAAGAAAAATAGCGTTAAATAGAACTGCAACCAATGATAAACTAAAAAGAAGAGCAAAGGTTAGTAAGAGAAACGAATTTTTCAGAAAGTTTTCTAAGGGTAAACAAAAAAGCGATATTCCATACGCAGAAAGAAAAAGAATAGAGAAAAGATTAAACTCTCCTGCAATAAAAGCAAGGATTGAGAGAGAAGCGAAAAAAGAAGTAAAAATAAAACGTAAAGAAGATATGGAACGTAAAAGGAACAAAAGCGCAAAGAAATGATAGGTTCATTTAAAAATTTTCTAGTTGAAGAAGAAAAGACAGTCTTCTTTACGTGGGGGAGAATGAATCCACCCACTATTGGTCATGAGAAACTCTTAACTGCTCTCTCGCGTAAAGCAGGGAACAATCCGTATTTCGTGTACCTGTCACAATCCACAGACCCAAAGAAAAATCCATTACCATACAAAGATAAGATAAAAATCGCACGTAAGATGTTTCCACGTCACGCACGTAGAATTATGTTAGATGCGAAGATCAGAAACTTATTTGATATACTAACAAAACTATATGACATGGGTTACAAGAATGTTACCATGGTTGTTGGTGCAGATCGTGTTCAAGAGTTCGATATCTTGATGAACAAGTATAATGGTAAAAAAGGTAGACACGGTTTCTATAACTTCCGTTCAATGAATGTTGCTTCTGCAGGAGATAGAGATCCAGACGCAGAAGGTGCAACAGGAATGTCTGCCTCTAAGATGAGAGCGGCCGCAGGTAAAGGTGACTTCACAAGTTTTAGTCAAGGTTTACCTAAGACATTCTCTAATGCAGATGCAAAGAATTTATTCAACACAGTCCGTAAGGGAATGGGTCTGAAGGAACAAAGAGAATATAAAAACCACATACAATTAAATCCAGTATCAGAAGCACGTGAACAATATGTGTCAGGTAGTCTCTATGATATTGGTGACAAAGTAATAGTAAAAGAATCAGATGAAGTTGGAGAGGTGACTCATCTAGGTGCGAACTATGTTATTGTAGAGAAAAACAATATACAAAAACGATACTGGTTAGAATCTATAGAGTTATTGGAGAAACCAAGAGTTGCTCAAGATCCAGATGTAAAAGATAAAAAGGGTTCACAACCTAAGAAATACTTTGCAGGTTTGAAAAAGGGAACTAAAGATAAAAGAGACGCACACTTTGCTAGGAATAAAAAGAAAGCAGATGATGATTCGTCTGCATACAAACCTGCACCAGGCGATGCAAAAGCAAAGACCAAACCGTCAAAGTACACAACAGCATTCAAAGCAATGTTTGATGAACAAGACGCAGTAGACAGAGTAAAGGCAAGAATTAAAAGAAGAGACGCACGACAAGATGCTAAAGACGAGAAACAAGATAAAAGAGATGTTCGGGCGGTTGGACAGGCAAAAATAAGAAAGATACGAACAGATATCTTAAAAAAGAATAGGGAAACAAAATGAGTTTTAGAAAGTTCTATGACGGACACGAACAGTTGAACGAGGAAACTCCCTATGACCGTAAACAGAGAGCAATGGTCGTAAGTCTGTCTCAACACTATCGCATGTTTATCTCTGGTATGAGAAATAATGATAAAACACGTATGAACATTGCAAAAAAGAAAATAACAGAAATAGAATCTAAGTTGGGTCTACCAGCGCCAGGAGGAAGACTATGATAAAATTTAAAAATTATCTAGAGGAGGCAGACAAAGCAGGTAAGTCTCTTGCAGACAAAGCAAAGAAGTCTGGTATTTCTGTAGGTACATTACGTAAAGTTTTTAACAGAGGAAAAGCGGCATGGAAATCTGGTCATAGGCCAGGCACAACTGATACGCAATGGGGACACGCAAGAGTTAATGCATTCATCGTTAAGAAGAAACGCGGTGGACTTAATCACGATAAGGATCTAGCATAATGGACGAGAAAGCACCAAAGATTGACGATAAGAAGTTTGCCGCGCACATGGATAAGAAAAGGAAGTCCCTTAAAGATATCAGAAAACGCGCCGACTCAATGGCACAAAATCCTAAAATTGTTAAAAGTAAAAAGTCTACTGCATCAATGAGAAATAGTGCAGGGTTGAGAACACGTGAGGGTATGGAAAATATGTGTTGCAAAAACTGTGGCGACATGTACGGTAAACCAACTGAACAGAACAAGTCTTGTATGTACAATGCATATGATGCAAAAGGTAAGAACTGGATCAATGCAGAGAAATACCATGAAGCTGTGGTTAACCCACAGTCTAATTTAACTAAAAAGCAAAGACAAGCACTCGCAAGTCCTGCCGCAAAAGCAAAACCACCGAGTCAGGTAAGTGTAAAGAAAGCACCATTTCCAATACCAGATAAAAAAGGTGTGAGAAAAGAAGCGTTTGACTTCAAAGTAAACATAGATGGATTCCCAGAAATGTTCATGTCTGGTAACTCACCCAGTGAAGTAAAGACACACTTGCGTAAGTTGGTAAAACAACCTTCCATGATTCAATCGGTAGATAGAGTCACAAAGGCAGACAAGAAAAAACATCATCGTGATAAGGTTAATGAATCTTTGCAAGAAGCATCTAAAACTGTTCAGTCAATGATGAAGATAGTCGATAAGAAACAGGCAATGAAAATTGATGGTGTTATGGTTGACATGTTTACTGCATCTGCAGTTACACAGATTTACAATAAAGTAAATGATGCTAACAAAGCAAAGATGGATAAGATGAAAGCAACTCAACTTGCAAACGTTGCAATGAAGTTGTTGAAAAAAGAATCTGTGAAAGAGGGAATGAATGAAGATCCTTGTTGGGATACACACAAACAAGTTGGTATGAAGAAAAAGGGTAATAAGATGGTTCCCAATTGCGTACCAAAGAATGAAGACAATGTAGATGAACTATCTATGTCCAGAGGGGATATTACTAAAT